AACGATTAGAAAAATCAATCAAAAATATCACCGTAAAGGATTTGAAAGAAACGTAAATCTAATGCATGACAAAGACCAACATGCAGATGGGGTTTATTATGTAGGTGGATTTATCACAGATGATAAAATGGGTTTAAAAGACCCCGAAGGTTTTGATAATCCAGAGGGTACGTGGTACGTTATCATGAAAGTAGATAATGACGAACTATGGAATAACTTTATTAAGACAGGAGAGTTTAAAGGATTTAGTGTAGAGGGCTTATTTGACCAAATACCAACAAGCGAAGAAAAAGAATCTGACATACTAAAAGAGATAGACAAACTTATAACTTCTGAATATAGAAAATAAAAAAGAGGGTAGTTACTATACTTCGCTATCCCTCTTCCGTAATGCATTATTAAAGGTCTTGTCAACTCCTTTAATAATTCAAATATAGTAAAATTGTTACATACTTCCAAAATTATATTTATAAGTATAACAAAATATTTATAAACATGAGTTTAAAAGACAAGTTCAAAGACATCTTTCTTAAAGCAGACCCAGAAAACAGGGAAGAGATTAAAGCTGCGGTTAAGGATGCTTTTAACGACATCGAAGACTCTACTCCAACAACTCAAAAGTACATTGATGAAACTTTAGCAGACGGCACACCAATTATGGTAGAGCCTGCTGTGGAAGTTGGTGCTGCGGTTACGGTATCTATGGATGGTGAAATTGTACCTGCTCCAGATGGCGACCACGAACTAGCAGACGGCAAGATTATCCGTACTATGGGTGGCATCATTGAAGAGGTTATTTCTCCAGATGGTGAAGTGGTAGTAGAAGAGGAAATGTCAGACAAAGTAACTCCAGAGCCTAAAGCAGAAATGCCTAGCCCTAAATCTGTAATTGAGCGTACAGAGATTGAAAAGAAATTCAAAGCGCAAGAAAAAGCACTAGCAGAGCGTGATGAAAAAATCAAAGAGTTAGAAACTGCTAACACAGAACTTAAAGAAAAGTTTGAGAAAGCAGAAAAAGAAAACACAGAAAAGCTAGACAAGCTATCTGAACAAATGGCAGAAGCCGTAGAAGCAGTATTAGAGTTTAATTCTATTCAGCCTACACAGAAGCCTAAAACTAGTGTAAATAAAATAGACAAGTTAATCGCCTTTAAAAGAGGGCTTAGAACACAAAGATAATTTAAGTAAAAATGAAAAAGTTAGATTTTAATTTTGATGTTAGTGCGTTAAGCAACTATACAGAAGAGCCAGCGGAGCTGATAAGAAATTCGGTAACTGCTGCCCGTACTATGGAGTACGTAACTATCCAGACTGGTATTAAGTCTGCTGAAACTATTAACTATATTGGTGGTGGTGTTACTTTCCAAGCTGGTGGATCATGTGGATTCAATGCAAGTGGAACTCAAACTATCTCACAAAGAACTATTACAGTATGTAAACTAAAGGTGAATGATTCTTTTTGTATGAAGACTTTAGAAGCTAAGTTTACACAGAAGTTACTAGCACCCGGATCTACTTATGATGAGGCAGACATTCCACAGATTTTCATAGACGACATGAGCGAGAAGATTGCTTTCGAAGTTGAGAAGCTATTGTGGCAAGGTAACACATCTACGGGGTCTGGTAACCTAGCATTGTGTGATGGATTCAATAAACTTATTGACGACTCTACGGCTACTGTACGTGTATCTTCTGGTACTGCTTTCACAGGTAACGAGATTACAGTAATGAAGAACATTGAGTTAGCTATTCCAGAAAACATTAGAGATGCACAAGACCTAGTATGCTTCATGGGTAGAGATTGGTTTACTCAATACCAACACGAAGTATTCGACCTTAATAACAGATGGGTTGCTCCAGAAGATGGAACAGATGGTAGATTGTTATTCTCTGATATTCCGATTGTAGTGGTACCGGGACTTACTTCACAGAACAGAATCGTTTTAACTACTCGTTCTAATATGTACGTAGGTACTGACCTTGAAAACGAGGAGGAATCTTTCGACTTCTGGTTTAGTAAAGATGATGACATCCATAAATTGAAAGTTGAGTGGAAGTTAGGTGTGCAGTTTGCGTTCCCAGAGAATGTAGTTTACTACGCACAGTAATAATAATTTGTAATGGCAGGGGGTTAGTTCCCCTTGCTTTTTAATAAGATAATAACATGAGTTGTGTAACATTAAGCGGATATACATTAGATTGTAATAAATCTAGCGGTGGCGTTAAGAAAGTCTACTTAGTAGAGTTTGATGACGTTACAGCATATGCTAAAAGTGCAGCAGGTCTAGTTACGTCTATTACCTTAACAACGTCAGTAGTATTTAAAGAGTACGAAGTTCAGCACCAAGATAGTGATTGGACACAGACTTTTATAGGTAGTATGGAGAACAGGACTATTGCATGGGATGTACTTCTAAGATTAAAAATCCATAAGAATAGTACATCTATTGCAGCAGAAATAGCAGCATTAGCGAAATTAACAGGTATAGCAATCGTACAAAATACAGATGACACTTATTGGTTATTAGGTGCAGATGGTGGATTGCAAATGACAGGTACTACGGCTTATCAGTCAGGAATAAATCTTGAGGACATGAATGGTTATACCATTGAAATGGGAGGAACTGAAAAGCGTGAAGCACCAATGATTGATAGTACCATTATTAGCGGACTTCTTTAATCATTATATCTATTAGTTTAACGAAAGGGCTAGGGGTTTTCTCTAGCCTTTTTTAGTTTCGATATGTTACAATTATGCAAAATTATATTTATAAGTATGATTAGCAAGAAATGGATAGGAGCAACTATTACTATTAAGCATAAAAACATTAGGCAAACAATAGTTATAGAAGATAACCCTGCAAGATATAGTCAGTATAGGACTTTAGGTTTAGATCATATTTTTGAATCAGAGCCTAAAAAAATGACATTCCCTAAGACTAAAAAAAGAAGAAAGAAAAGTGATAGTAATATATCAAAACCAAGCGAACACAGTAGCATTGACACTAACGGAGAAGACGACAATAAGTAATCCTTATTACCTTTTCTCTTTTACCAATGTTACTACTAATGAAGTGCAGAACTTTCTAGTTACTGATACTTCTTGTGCTACTTCTAGGTTTAATTTATTCACAATTACAGAGGGAACAACGGTAAGTTTAGACGACACAGGGCAATGGGACTACACAATATACGCACAGACAAGCGCAGTAAACACAGATCCTGACTTAGCGGATGAATTAGTAGAAATAGGGATGGTAAAAGTAATTAGCACAACGGCTAACACAGATGTAACATACACAGCATTAGACAGCGAAATAGACGTACAATATGACCCAGAGTAACGATAATATTAATATACCAATGTGGATAGGGTTTCACTCTAATGACATTCCACAATTTATAGAAAAAAAGAATAGCGATTGGGTGCTATTTGGCAAGGACAATAATTATCCTCAGATGCTTGTAGACATCTACGACAAGTCGGCAATACATAACGCTATTATAACAGGTAAGTGCCATTACATAGCTGGAGAGGGCTTAAGAGTAGATAAAGAAAAGGTTAGCAACGTAGAAGATTTAGCCAAAGTTCAAAGCATGATTAAACGTGCTAATGAAGATGAGGGCTTAGAGGATGTAATTAAAAAAGCTACACTTGACTTAGAACTGTTTAACATTATTGCTTTAGAAGTTATATGGAAGCCTAACGGTAGATTCGATTTATTTCATATAGACGCTAGTAAGATTAGAAGTAATGCAGATGGTACTGAGTTTGCTTACTCTCCTGACTGGACTAAGTATAAAAAAGGAACTGAAAAAGATATAGAAGCAGGCTTTAGGACATTCCCAAAGTTTGATCCAAACAACAAAAAAGGAAGTCAGTTATACTACTATACTGTTCATAGAGCAGGTAAAGAAACTTACACCTTACCCGAATACGTAGGCGCAGTACCTTACATTCATGTAGATTATAAGATTGCAGACTATCACTTAAACAACTTAGAGAACGGATTTCAAGCAGGCAACTTAATTGTTTTTAGTGGTCAATACCCGGGTGATGCAACGGCTAAAAAGATAGAACGTGACTTTGCTAAAAAGTTCCAAGGCACTAACTCAAAGCAGGCAGGCGGTGTCATGATGGTTTGGCAACAAGAGGGAGAGGGTGAAACTAAAGTAGAGTCATTAATGCCTAATAACTTTGATAAGCAATTTATGCAGTTATTAGAACAGACTAGGAATATGATTTTTACAGGTCATCGTGTTACAAGTCCTAATTTGTTTGGAGTTGAAACTAATGAGAGTTTTGGTAATAGGGTAGAGATAGTAGAGAAGATGGAGGTCTTCCAATCTAACTATGTAAACGTAAGGCAAAGAATAATAGAACGTGTAATACAAGATTTATATAATACTGACGCAGTTTACTTAGATAGGGTTAAACCAATTAACGAACAATTTAGTGAAAACGCATTAATTCAAATAGGAACGGCCTTAGGTAGTCAAGGGTTAGAATGGTTAGCAGAAAAGGCAGGAATTGAAATATCCAACCAAGATGGCTTACAAATGTCAAGCGATGAGAAGAAAAAAGAAGAAGAAGTGCTTTTATTACTTTCTAAGTTTGGCAGATGCGGTAAAAACGTGAAATGCAAATACTCTAAGGAGCTAAAATTTGAGAGTGACGAAGTTAATATAGATGAAGATTCGTTTAGAATGTCTTTTGATATTAACGACTTTGACCGTCAAGTGCTAGGTGTTATTAAAGCCAACCCTACGCTACCTTTAGAAAATATAGCAGAAGCATTAAACACTGATTTAGAAAATATAGTAGAATCTGTAAAAAGGTTGACTAACGAGGGTATGTTAGAAGCTAACGAGATAGATATACCTGACGATTTACCAAACGATACAGAAGAAGTCGAAAGAGAAGTAACAGAGGAGGGGGAAAGAGAAGCGCAAGAGATAGAATATGAGATAGTTTATAGATATGTGCTAAGAGCAGGTGTAAGCGGTGGTGCTGTGATACCCGGAACTAGAGATTTTTGCAGAGAGTTAATAAGATTAAATAGAGTTTACACAAAAGAAGAAATAGACCAGATAAGTTTATTAACAGGGCGTAATGTTTGGTTAAGGCGTGGTGGTTTTTGGAATAGAGGAAGTGGCAATATATCACCTAGTTGTAGACATAACTGGAGACAAGAATTAATACCTAAAAGTTAAGGGATGGCATTTACTTATTTAATATCAGAATCATATATAAAGGAGCGTACAGCGGTAGATGCTAACGTAGATCAAAAGATAATTAAGCCTTTAATAAGAGATTGTCAAGAGATATATATTCTACCAATATTAGGCACTGACCTATACGAAAAGATAGTAAGTGATGCTAACGCTAATAAGCAAAGCGGAACAGCAATAGCAGAGCCATATAAGACGCTTTTAAACACTTACATAACTAAGATACTACTATATAGAGTTAGCGTAGATTTAGGCGACTTCATAAGCCTTAAAATGCGTAATAACGGTGTAATAAGACAAGGTAACGAAAACGGTAATGCAGCAAGTATAACGGAGATACAAAGATTGTCAGATAAGTTTGAAGCTAAGGCGGAGTTCTGGGAATACAGATTAAAGGAATGGTTATGTGAAAAGGCAGACGATATGCCAGAGTATGAAGATAATGACGATGACGGAGATTTTGCCCCAGAAAAAACGAGCCACGTTAACGGATTGTATTTAGGATAAAATGGGTAAGAAATACCAAAGCAAAGAAGAAATTAAAAAAAAAGTAGAAAAATACTATAAAGAAAAGTATGGTAAGTCTGAATCAAATAATAAAGGTAGTAAGTGATATAGCGGATCAGCACTACATGGTTAAGACTTTTCAGTCTGGCAATTTAAGTCAGTTTGCAGAGATAGACCAGCAGTCAGATTTAGTTTACCCTTTATGTTTTTTAAATCGTTTAAGCGGATCTAGTACAGGCG